CCCTGAGCCTTTTCTATTTTGCCTATTGTCAAATAGTTATCTACTTATGGCTAAAATCGTTTTATGACTCCATTGGAAGCTATACAAAAGATTCAGCAGATGTTCTCTCAACAAGGTATGCTACCTGTTGCAGATGCACCTGCGGCACAAATGGCAGAGGAATCTGCCGAACCTATTGAATCCGTTAAAGAGTACGTTTTGGTATCTGGTCAGAAAGTTCTGATTGATAATCTTGCTCTCGGCGGTAAAGTTTCTCTCGTTGACGAAGCAGGTCAACAATCTCCTGCTCCTGCAGGTGAGCATCAATTGGCTGATGGCACTAAAATCGTAGTAGATGAAGCAGGTGTTATCCTTGAACTTGAACTGCCTGAAGCAGATAAAGTTGAGGAAGAAGTAATGCCTGAAGCACCTGCTGAACCTTCTGCTGAAGAAATGATGAAGAAGAAGATTGAGGAAATGCAGAAGCAACTTGATGAAATTAAAATGTCTTATGATGCCAAACTTGCACAGCAAGAAGCAAGATTCAGCAAAGGTATCAGCGATGTTTCTGACATCTTGATTCAGTTGATGAACACACCATCTGCTGCTGTAACTGAGCAACCTAAGGACAAGTTTAACGTTCATGTAGAAAGCAAAGATGTAAAACTTGAAAGGTTTTTGCAGTTTGCTAAATCAATTAAGTAAATATTTTTTCAAACAATAAAAAACAAATACAATGGCATTTTCAGTAGGAACATTGGCTGCCTATACCAAAGAAAACGAAGCACTGCTTGTTGCTTCTTCTGTACTGGGTAGCAAGACCGCAGCCTTGATTAAAGACCAAGGCAATGTTATGGTAGGTGTAAAATCTGCCGAAACTATCAACATCATGGACACAGATGCTATCTTCCAAGATGGTTCATCCTGTGGATTCACTGCTTCTGGTACTACCTCTTTCACTCAGAGGACTGTAACTGTAGGCAAAATCAAGGTTAACGAAGCACTTTGCTTGAAAGACCTTGAAGCTAAGTACTTGCAGAAGGCTCTCCCTGCTGGTTCATCTTATGACAGCATGGTTTACTCTGAAGAATATTCTAAGCGTAAGGCTGAGAAGATTGCAGAGCAACTTGAGAAAACTTTGTGGCAAGGTTCTACTGCTTCAGTAGATGTAAACCTCAATAAGTTTCAAGGTATCACTACTTTGATTACTGCTGCAGGTGGTTCTGTTGTCAACGCAAACTCTGTAACCTATCATGGTTCTGTAGAAACTTCAATCACTGATGCTAACGTAGTATCTATTTTTGATGATATCTACAAGGCTATCCCTGCTCAAGTAGTAGATAAGGATGATATGGCTATCTTCTGCGGTATGGATGTTTTCAGAACTTACACTGTTAAGTTGAAGACCTCTAACCTGTACCACTATCAGTATGATGGAAAAGCTAATGGCGAGTTCTATCTTCCAGGTACTAACGTAAAGGTAATTGCTGTTCAAGGTTTGAATGGTAGCGGTAAGATTGTAGCTGCAAGAATCAGCAACTTCTTTATCGGTACTGACCTTCTGAACGAAGAAGAAAGATTTGAAATCTTCTACGCAAAAGAGGCTGACCAAGTTCGCTTTGTATCTGAGTTTAAGATGGGTGTTAACTTTGCCTTCCCTGATGAGATTGTGAAGTTCTTCGTCTAAGATTAACAAATAAGGGTGGGAGAGTAAAATCTCCCATCTTTCTATAACTAAATAAAATTTAACAAAATGGCTTGTGCTCTTACACAGGGTTATACTTTGGACTGTAAAGACAGTTTAGGTGGTATTAAAGCCGTTTGGTTTATTGCTTTTGATAACGTCACTGCCGTAACTGAGGCATCAGGTGTTGTTTCAGCAATTACCAAAGCAGCAGGTAAAGTGTTCTATAAATACCAATTGGTAAAGAATACAGGTAGCCTGACTGAAAATATCACTGCTTCCGTAGAAAACGGAACTGTATTTTATGCTCCTGAGTTGACCATCATTCTCAATAAACTTCAAGCCAATACAAGGAATGAAATCCTTCTTTTGGCTCAGAATAACCTGATGGCTGTAGTTCAAGATAGCAATAGTAAATACTGGCTCTTGGGCAAAATCAATGGACTTGACCTGACAGCAGGTAATGCTGCTACAGGTACTGCACAGGGTGACAGAAGCGGTTATACATTGACCTTCACAGGCGGTGAACCTGCTCTTGCTCCTGAGGTAAACAGCGGTATTATTGCAGGTCTAACATCTTAGGCTTTGGGGTTTTGAATAGGTTAGAAATGAGCCATCCTTCGGGGTGGCTTTTTCTTTTCCTGCAAAAAGTTCTGAATCTTCTATTTAGGATTAATGATACATCTGACAAAAGATAGTACTGAATTTATCTATTTAACATTAACGGAGAAGCAAACATTAACTACTCCTAATTATCTTTTTCGTTTTGTGAATCGAGAAACGAGAGTAGAGGTTACCTTTGTTCTGTTAAATGCTACTGATGTAAGCCTTTATAAGGATAGGTTTAATAAGTTTAGCATTGATGTAGATAAATACTTTGGATGGGCAGATGCAGGAGAATGGCTTTACTATATCTATGAACAAGCGAGTGCGTACAATAAAGATTACACAGAAGCCACAGGATTGCTTGAGGAAGGGATAATGAGATTAAACGATGCCGAAACTTTTAGCTATGTACAGCATTCGGTTGATAATACATATATAACAAGATGATGAACGATTTACTTATATTAAACTTCCAAGAAGCAAGGCAGCCTGAGTATAGGGAAAAGAAAGGTGCTAAAGGTGGATACATTGAGTTCGGTGAACGCAATGACTACCCTAATTATCTTTTGGCTCTGTACAATAAAAGTGCAAAGCATAACAGCATAGTAAAAGGCAAGGTTAACTATATCATAGGTAATGGATGGGCAACTAAAGAGGCTGACCCTGTTGCTGAATCTTTTATCAAAGCACCTAATGAATATGAGAATCTGAATGACTTAACAAGGAAGGTGAGCATTGATATTGAGATTTTTGGGGGTGCTTATCTTGAAATCATTTGGTCTGTTGCAGGTGGTAATATTGCATCTGTTAGCCATATTGACTATACTAAAATCAGGAGCAATACTGATAATACTCAGTTCTGGTATAAGAAGGACTGGAATGATAGGAAGTATGAGCCTATCATCTTGAATGCTTTTAATACTGAGTTCAGAGAAGGCAAACAGATTCTGTACATAAAAGAGTACAGACCTGGACTTGATACATATGCCCTTCCAGGTTACATGGGTGCATTGAATTACATTGAATCCGATATAGAAGTAAGCCGTCATGTTTTGGGTAATGCTCAAACAGGATTCTCTGCTTCTAAATTAATTACCTTGCCGAATGGTGAACCTTCACCTGATGAGAAGCGAAATATCGAAAGAAGATTTACCGATAGGTTTAGCGGTAGCGATGGTAAGAAGTTTATTTTATCTTTTACCAATGACCCTGCAAGAAAACCTATCATTGAGGATTTAGGTGCTTCAGATATAACAAAAGAGGACTTCAGCAGGGTTGATGCCATTATTCAACAAAACTTGTTTAGTGGACATCAGATTACTGCACCTTCACTTTTCGGTATTGCAGAGCCTGGCAAGTTAGGAAGCAGAACGGAGATGAGGGATGCTTATGAAATATTCAAAAGCACTTACTCAAATGATAAACAGCAGTTTCTTGAATCTATATTTAACCAATTGGCTGTAATTAAAGGAAGCAAAACTTTGATGTACATAAAGCCTGTTGAGCCTATTGGTTACGAATTTGGTGAAGCGGTACTTGCTGAAAATATGACCAAAGATGAAATAAGAGAAAAAATTGGTCTTGAACCTTTAGAAAATACGAATGAATCATCCTATGCTAAAATCGTATTGGATGGTATTAATTCTCTTTCACCATTGGTTGCGAACAAGGTACTTGAATCTATGTCTGCAAATGAAATAAGGGCATTAGTTGGATTGAATCCTAAAGAAGGTGGAGATGTACCACAATCGGTAAATCCTGCACCTGAAGCAGATACCACAGGTCAATCTTTGATAAATGAGAATCTAAAGAATTTAACAGGTAGACAATATCAGCATCTGCAAAGAATTATCAGAGAATTTAGCAAAGGGAAACTGACCAAAGAAATGGCTTCTACCATGCTGAAATCTGGTTTAGGGTTGAATGATAATGATGTGAATGTAATGCTGGGCATAGATGAAGACCCTGCTACTGAAGATTATTCTTTCAGTAAGTCATTGACCGAAGACGAGGTTATCGGTCTATTTGCTGCCTATGGTGAGCCTTTAGAAGATTATGAAGTACTAAGCAGGAAGGGAGTATTCAGTCAGGCACAGGCTTTTGCTGAAGAAGATTTAATTGATAAAACAAAGGACAAGCAACTGCTAAAATTGATTGATGATAATCCTCTGATAAGCATTGATGAGATGGCGAAGGCAGTAGGCAAGAGCAGGGAATTTGTGCAAAGCAGGGTATCCTATCTGATTGAGAAAGGTGCAGTTGTTTACAATACACAGAAGCAGACAAGGAAACTAACTAAGCCATTGAACAAGTTGGTGGATGATATGGAGATTACCACTTTTGAGGTAAAGTATGTTTATGATTGGAAGCCTATTGTTCCTGTTGATGAGAGGGATACTCCAGACCATCCTTCCCGTACATTTTGCAGAAGGCTGATGAGGGAGCAAAGAACATGGACAAGGGATTCAATAGAGAAGTTGAGTATGATGCTTGGATATAGTGTATTTGACAGAGGCGGTGGATGGTGGGGCGGTTCAGCATCATGTAGGCATAGATGGGAACAGGTTACAGTAGTTAAAAAGAAAAAGAAATGAGCAGAAACGTATTATTCATCTCAGTAGACACAATAAAGGACAGAACAGGATTACATTTTAATGTAGACCCGAAACTTGTATTCCCTGACATCTTGTATGCTCAGGATGCTTATATCCTTCCTGCTTTGGGAACTGCTTTGTATGAAAGATTACAGGATGGTATTGAGTGCGGTGATTTGAATTGTGATGAGGAAACTTTGCTCAATACCTACATAACACCTTGCCTTGTTTACTATGTAATGAGTGAACTGCCAATGGCTTTGTCTTATCAGTACTACAATAAAGG